TGATCTGGTTCGGATTGTCGGTCGGGTTCGCGGGGTTCGTGACCGCCTGCGGAAACGCTGACTTTCCAATCAACAGCGCGAACACGAGAAGCCGAAGCGCGGGAAGCCTCACGCCGCGTTATTCGACTCAGGGCAGCGTCTCAGCGTCGACCGTGATGGTCGCGGCATTGCCGGAGCCCATCAGCACCTGCGCGGCCCAGTTCAGCGGCACATGGATGCCGGCAACGCCCAGCGATTTCGTGCCGGTCGCCGTGCCCGAGGGCAGCCACGCGCCCGGGTAGAACTCCACCGTCCAGGTGCCCGCCACGGAAAGCATGTTTGCCCCGCTGAATCCGACCAAAGGAAAAGCCGATCCGCCGGCGGGCGCCTGCGCACAGAGGTAAAACGTGTCCGTAGTGCCGGTCGCCGTTACCCCCGAGATCGTGACGTAGAAGCGGATGCCCGCCCCCAGCCAGTCCTTCTGCACGGTCGATGTCGTGGTGGACCCGCTCGCGCACGCCGTGGCCGGAAGCACGTTCCGGCGTATCGATTTGACGCGCGTACTCATTCGGCTTATCCGAGGGTGACGTAAGAGCCGTAAACGGTGGCGATCGCCGTCCCGTTGCCGGCCGCGAACACCGCGGTTGCGTTGGAAATGTAGAGCCCCGACGCGCTGGTCCCGCCGGTCGGGATCGTCAGGCCGTTGGACGTTGCCGTCGGGCTCAGAAGCGTAAGCGAACCGCTGGCCGATTGAATCACCGAGGCCGGGATCGAGCCGCCGTGCACCAGCGTGCCCGCGCCGTGCGCCGTGGTGCCGTACTGAAACACCACGATGCCGCCGCCGGTAAACGCCGTGCCACCCGGCTTCGTCTGCAGCATCACCTGGTCGACGACGATTCCGAGCCCGGACGCCAGCGCGCCGATAATCACAACCGGGGTCGTATACATCGCGATGATGTTCGCCGCGCTCAGCGTTACCTGCGCGACAAACTGAACGCTGTTGTTGATCCCGCCCTGCCTGACGTTTCCGTTCGGATCGAGCGCGAACAGCACCGACTCGGACGGGTTCAGCAGTTCGAACGAGTCGACGGTCTGGCCGGTGGCCGGGATGTAGATCTTGAGCGGCACATCGGTTCCGTCGCCGATGGCTGTCGGCTCATGGCCGCCGCCGAGCGTGCCTTTCGGCATCACGTCGACGAGCCGGAAGCGCGAGCGTTTTGGAGTGTTACCCGGGAGAAGCGACATGGTTTGCCTTTAGCTCGAAGGAACTCCGTACATCCCGTAGAAGCCGTTGAAGCCCACGCTGTACCGCATCCAGCCGGCCGTCTTCACCGAGCGCGAATCGAAGTCGATGTCGTGCACGGTGTTGAACTGTTCGCGCCAGTAGAAGCGCATTTCCGTGTCTTCCCTCTCGCACTCGAGGAACCATGCGTTCGAGTCGGTAAGGTAGTCCCACACCATCCACGAGTCGAACGAAGGCATTCCGGAGCGCCGCTTGAACGCGTTGATGGTGCGGTTCGCGGTGTCCGCGCGGTCCGCGCCGCCCAGCAGTTCTGCGCCGATGAATTCGAGCGCGGGCGGGAAGATGGCTTTCTTGGGGGGAATGCGCAGCTTCTTGCCGCGATGATCCACCGTCTGCCGGATATCGGTCAGCGCCAGCTGAATGCTGGTGACGTCGGGATCGGTCGCATAAGAGAGCTTGTTGGTCTGCGTGCCGCCGCCCACCAGCGGATGCGCGGTATTGAACAGCGATACCCCGTCAGGGCCGGGGTAGCTGGAGGAAAATCCGTTGTTGACGACGGAAGCGGCCGTTACCTCGACCGTCTCCTTCGCCGAACGCCCCAGCTCGGTCGAGAGCTTGCGCACCACGCCGAAGCGGTCGTCGTCCATCGCGACCTTGGTCACCTTGAAGCCCAGCCCGTACTGGCCATGCACGTACGTCTTGTTGAAGGCCGGCAGCGCTTCGTCGAAGCGCGTGGTGTCGCCTTCGGGGATGACCGCGAACTGGCCGAAGCCGGTGACTTCCGTCGTCTGCTCGATCGAGCGCGACGAGGACTCCATGCGAAAGACTTCGCTGAACTCGTCGGGGAACCGCGAGTACTTCGTCATCACCACCTCGTCGATCGCCGGGAGCATCGACTGCAGGTAGAGATCCGGGAATAATGTGCGAATGAACATCTGGTTCTCCTGTGTTTACGTCGGCTCGTTTTATGTGGCCGTCGTCGCCTGGCCGAACTGGTGCTTGTTGATCGTGACTTCGACCATCGCGTTGACGCCCTCGATGTTCGGGACAATGGTCGCGATCTTCAGAATCCTGAGGTCGAGCGAGCTCGTGGTGGCGATACCCGAATCGTCGAGCCCGGAAAGGCTCATCTTCGTGGTGGACGATCCGGTCACCAGCTTCACGTTCGCGTTGAGACCCGCGCCCGTTGCCGACGTGACGCCGGTCGTTCCGTAGGCCCTCGCAAGGAACACGCAGTCGATCTCATCCGCCACCGGATGAACCGTGCCCGTGGAAGCCGCCCCATACGCGAGACTCGCCCCCAGCCAGAGCGACGTCCCCGGCGTAAGCTGCGAGCCGTCCTGCACTGAAGGCAGGTTATAGGCCGGATTCTCCGGCATAGGGAACGGCGTTCCGCCGGTGATCTTGCCGACAAGATCGAACGCGTAAATCGCGTGCGTGTCGGCCGCGGCCTTGCCGTACTCGGTAAGGGAAAAGGGCGATCCGCCCTGCCGGACGATCGGCCGGAATCCGAAGCAATAAGCGTTGCCGGGGTTAGTCATTGGTTGTCAGCTCCTGTTCGTATGTGAAGCCCGCGGGCCGGGTCTGGCCCACCGAACTTTCGAATTCGCTCGCGTTCGCCGTCATCAGCTCGTCGCGCAGCAGCGGGCCCACGCCCGCGCGCCGCGTCTGTGCGGCCAGCCGTTCGGCTTCGTCCTGATATTTCTCGACCTCCGCTTCAATGGCTTCGCGCGCCAGTTCCGCGTTTTTCCGCCGGCGTCCTTCCGCAATCCGCAGCGGGATCTCGCCCATGAAAAGCGTGTTCCCGATCCGCACCGGCTCGCCCTTCTCGTCTTTCACGATCTGGTAGCCGCGCATCCCGAGCACGCCCATGACGCGATCGGCCAGGAACTTGTAAGCCATGCCCGGCCGCCCATAGCGCTCGACCGCCTCGTCGAGAACCTTGCTGCCGACAATTTCGTAATCCATGTCACGGTCGACTTCGTATTCGATCTCGCGGCACGGGATTTTGAGGATGCGCTCGCGGAATGCCTGCGCGACCTTCTCCACGCCGAATTTCGATATCGCCTTCGCGAGCCCGGTTTGCAGGATGGCATCCGCGACCGCCATCTCGCCGTTTTTGAGAATCGCGCCCGCCGTGGCGTCCGCGTAATCGTGCAGACCGATCTTCTCGATCGAGGCTTTCATGCCGGGGCAGGAATCGAAAAGCGGGTCGGGCCCGTACACGAGCTTGCGCGTGGTTTCGGCCGCGTCCCCGAACGTCTTGCGGTCCCACTCGTCGGCGAGGAATTCCGCCGCGTTCGCGGGCGCCGGCTCCGGGATGTTCAGGCCCAGATCCGGGATTGGCTTTTTCGCGGCTTCGATGCGCTGCGCGCGATCGCGCAGCACCTGCTCGTTATTCGCCTGCGCGGGATCGATCGCGGGAACGGCAGATTTGCGGCGGGTGGCCATGGTTTACCTGAGGCCCTTCATCGCGACGCCTTTCTTGGCACGCGCCTTGTAAACCTCGACAGCCTGCGCTTCGGTCATCGGCTTGCCGTCCGCGCCCTGGCTCCCGACCAGCATCGAGTTCACGATGCGCAACTGCTCGGGCGTCAGGTCTTCGTCTTCCTCTTCGGTGTGCGCGGGAGTGCGTCCCGTGCCTTCGGCGCCCTGCGCGGCAACGCGGGTCCTGCGCGCGGCTTCTCTCTCGGCCTTCTGCTCGGAGGGGGTCTTGATCTTGCCGTCGCGCATGAACTTCAGCTCGGTGCGCTCCGCGGCCATCTCCATCGCCACGCCGGGCGCAACGCCCTGTTTCACCAGGTCGCCGTACGCGATCGCCGTGGCTTTGAAAAACTCCGAGTCTTTCTTTTTCAGGTCCGGATATTGGTCGACGAGCTGCTGCTCTTTGACCATCGAGGCAGCCTTGTCGTTGACGCGCTTGTCGACGTCTTCCCCGCGCACATACCCGCGTTTGGCGAGCACCGCGTCGAGTCCCTTCGCTCCCTTTGTGGTGAGCGTTTCGAGGATGTCTTCTTCGGGCTCTTCTTCAGTGGCTTTGCCTTTGGCGGGTTCGCCTTTGGTGGCCTTCTCGTGCCAGAACTGCGTGGCGCGGTCTTTCTCCGCGTTCTCGGCTTTCAGGTCGTCGATCTGTTTCTGCAGCGCAACCGGATCCGGCGCGGCGGCGGGCGGTGCAGTAACGGCTGGAGTGGCTGGCGTCATATTTTCAGAACGTTGCGTCCGAAGGCAGTTCCCGCGTAGAGATCCGCGCGCTTCGGCAGGTACGGCTGCACGCAGGAGCGGCAGAGGATCTGGTAAATCCCGTCGCGGGGAACGACATACATCCGTATTTCGACCGCGAGCTCGCTGTCGCGCAAAAATTCCCACGTGGCCCCGCAGGCCTGGCAGCCGGGCGGCGGCGCGCCCGCCAGAAATTCAATCGCCTTGTTGTGCCAGTCGAGGCAGTCGTCGCAGATGCGCTGCGCGCCGGTGATCTGGTGCGTGCGGAAGGCGGGCAGTTCCCGCGAGCAGTAATGGCAGCGCACCGCCACGATAAGGCCAGGGCTCATGGGAATGTCACCACCGCGATCCCGTCGCCGTTCGAGAGAAATCCCGCCTGAAACGCGAACTGCCCCGAGGCCAACTCGTAATCGATACCGGCGGTCTGGAACAGCCCGTTGCGGAACAGCAGCGAGCCAGGCGGAAACGGCAGCGCCGGGAAAGCGGCCGCGTCGGTGACGTAGTAGGTTTTCAGGGTCATCAGAACGATGCCCTCGGAATCGGGTAGCTGACGCTTCGGAACTTTGCCGCGCCCAACAGGCTGCGATTCGGCGACTGCGGGTTCATCCATTCGTAGAACTGCAGCAGTTCCCGCTCGGCCCGCGGCCGCCACTCGTTCGCAGTCCGCTGCCGTTCGGCTTTCTGCGCGTCCCTGCGTTCGCGGATGATTTGCTTTTCCTCGGCGCGCTCCGCCGCCGTGGGAAAACCGGCTGGTGCCCGGGCGCGCTCGTACAGGCTGTAAAGCTCCTGTCCGAGCCGCCGGCGAAGCTCCGCACGGAAACGGGCCTGCGCGGCGCGTTGCCTGCAGCGGGGGCATGTCCCGCACGGACAACGCGGCGCGCGGGGCTTCTTCCGGCGGCCCATGCTACTTGACCAGTTGCGCCAGCAGACGCGCCAGGTAGGGTCCCAGAAACGCCAGCACCGCGAGACCGCCGACCGTCCTCCAGCGCCAGCTCAGCAGATTGTCCAGCTTCTCTTTGATCGCTGCGACGTCGCCTGGCTGGCCATTGCCGTAGAGCCTGCGGTCCAGAGTCCCGAGGCGCGTTTCGAGGGCCGTGATCCGGGACCCGATTTCCTCCGCATCAGGCATTGCGTTCCACCTCCGCGACGATCTTCGCGGGCAGCCCGAGCGCGGTCCGCAGAGCCGCCGCCGCGCCCTGCGCCCGCGACACCTCAATCGCGCTGTCGCTGCGCTCGCAGGTTGTGAGAGCCCGTGTCAGTTCGCCCTGTATGCGCGCCTGCAGCAGCTGGAACGGAGCGGACGCGACCATCCCGCGCAATCGCGCCAGATCGATCTCGTCGAGCCGGGCGGCGCTCGCGACTTTCATGCCGCTCCCTTAAATTGCCTTGCCCGATTTGCCGCCGGAGTGCTTGACCGCGACGCTCGGGGGTTTCATCATTCCCGATTTCATGCCCGCGTCGCCCGTGGGCGGATGCTGTTTGCCGGTCTGGCCTCTCTGTTGTGCCCCGGCGGTGCCGGGAGCCATGAAGCCCGGAGTGCCGGGTCCGCTTGCGCCGCTTCCGCCGCGCGCGGCGACGATGTCGTTGAAGTGAGGGGTGCAGCCTTTGCTCATGGCACGCTATTCGACCGCTTGAGCGGTCTTTTTCGCGAGCCTGGCCTTCGCCCGCGATTTCATCAGACGCAACTGCGTCCCGGTCAGATCCATCGCGGCGCAGATCGCCTCGCGGCTTTCTCCCTTGAGGTAAAACCGCACGAGGATTTCGCGGTCGCGGTCGCGCAGTGAAAGCAGTATGCGGCTCCCGCAGCGCATTCGTTCGCCCGCGATCAGTTCCAGCTCGGGGTTTCTGCCGCGCCCCGGAAGCGTTTCGACGATGTATTCGAGGCGCGAGGCCTGACGCGCCCGCACCCTCTCCCGGATGCCGCGGTAACCGCGCAGCCGGATCACCGCGTGAATGTAACCGTAGAGGGCGCCCGGATCGCGCAGCGTGTTGGTCCGCAGCGCCTCGACCACCACCACGAACGTGTCGTGCAGATGGTCGTCGAAGTCCGCTGCGCCGAACCGGCCCAGAGCGCGGGCGAATCGCGTCCGCATGACGCGGTAGAGCGTCAGCGGCGCGGACTCGTCGCCCTCCCGGATCGCGCGCGCCAGCGCCTCCGGATCGGCGTCGATCTCATCCGTCATGCCGGAATGTTCGACGGTTGTTTTTTCTCTTCGCTTGCGGGCTTCTTCGGCGCGAGCGGGTCGAAGGTCTTCAGGCTCGCTTCGATGAAGCGCTTTGCCGAATCGGCGTCCATGAAATCGAAGCACTCGTCGACGTCGAGCACATCCTTCGGCGCGGTGAAGTGAAACTGCGCGCGGTGGAAGTAGTTGATCGCGACCACCTTCGCCAGAATGCGCCCGCTGCCGTGCACGAGGATGTGCGACGAGTAAGCGCTACCGTCGGTGTCGCGCCCGCTGCGGAAATCCCAGGTGTATTCTTCGCTCGTCATGCGCGCGCCGTTTCCGCTTCAGGCGCGGCCCGGAAAGCAGGTCAATGAAATCATAGTCCTCCATCGGATCGACCCATGTGAAATCGTCCACCTTCTTTATGCCCTCATCGCTTTCAGGAAGCGGATGCAGTCTGCGTGGAACTCGATGGACCCGTGCATGCAAGCCGCGGCGAACGCGTCCGCCGGTATCGCCGACGCTTCGAGCCTCTTGAGATCGCGCTCATGCGCCGCGAGCCGCGCGCTGACCGCCGGCATCAGCGCTCGCCGGCTTTCAACCGATCGGCCCGATCATTCTTCATGCATCACCTCCGGATGTCCGCTGTAGAGATTCGGCCCCTGCGCCTGCGGGTTGCCCGCCGGCTGCGTGGGCGGATTTCCGAACAGCCCGTTCGGAAACGCCAGCGGCCCGCCTCCGGACGCCAGCTGCGCGGCGGCGCTGACTGCCTGCTCGACAATAGCCTGCTGGATTTTCTTCTGCTGCAGTTGCATGATGTGCTGCCGGTAATGCGCGACCAGCTTCTGAATGGAATCCGGATCCACCGCCTGCGGCTCCTGCTCGGCCTTCTTCAAATCCTGCATGTGCCGGATCAGATGCAGCTGATCGTTATCGAGCGGGTTGACGTGGACGTCCTCGCCTTCGAGCATGCGCGTCCACTCTTCTTTCGGGTTCACCGGCAAATCCGGTTGCGGCGGTTCCGGCACGAGGTCGGCGAAATTCGGGTCGCCCAGCGATTCGTGCGCGTCCTTCGTGACTTGCCAGAGCGCGCGCGGGTTTTGCACGATCAGCGGGTTCTGCAGATCGAGCTGATAACGCGCCAGCGCCTGCTGCTTCTTCACTTCCTTCGACCAGACGCTGTTCGCGAACTGCAGCCGGAAATCGTAGCGGCCGTCGCGGTCCTCGTAAGTTAGCATTGCCCCTCCGTCGTTTACGGGGAACAGGCCATTCGCGTCGTCCTCGGTCACACGGAAAAACGTCTCTTCCTGGCTGAACTCGTACTCGAGCTCCCAGAAATGCGTCAGCACCTCGCGCATGTCCTCCTGCAGGACTTTCGTGTCGAGCGAGATCCGGACGTTGCCCTCTTCGAGCAGCTTGACCGTCTGGGTCGCGGTGCGCGGCGCATTGGGACGATCGCTCTGCCGGCCCAGCTGCATGTCGGAAAGGCCGGTCAGCTTTTCGCCGTAGCCGAGAACGACCTGCTCTTTCCATTCCGCCGTCGCGAGGTTGGCGGTGATGTCGATGACCTTGACGTCTGTCGAGGGATTATCCACCGGGACCGCCATGCCCGGTTCAACGCGGAACGTCTCCGGATTAAACCCGGACGCGGGCCGGTAGAACACCAGCGGCTGATTGGCGAGCTGCGCGGATTCGGTTGCCTGATTGTGATTGACGCGCAGCTCGTCTTCCAGATCGATCAGCATCTCCGCCATGCCGGGCGACCAGTATTCGCCGGACTTCAGCATCGAGGCCTCGACGAAAGGCCTGCGCCGCTTCTTCTTCGGGTACAGCGTTTCGAGGTCCTGCACGCCCACGACGAGCCGCAGGTCCCAGAGGAACCGCACCACGAAATCCTTCTGGCGCATTTCGCGCTTGTCGAAGTCGAATTCCCCCGCGTCCTTCTGGCTCCCGCCGCCCTTCTTGCCCACGCCGCTCTTGAGCGGGCGCCAGCGGCCGTACCATTCGAGGATCATCACCCACTCGCCCGACGAGAGCGGGCGCTGGTAGAGGATGCCCTCCGCGTCGTCTTTTTCGAGCTTGATGTCCTCGCCCTCGAAGTCGCGCTGCTGGCCGTGCAGCGACATGTTGACGATCGTGTCCCAGTTTTTCGTGATCCCCTGGTAGCGGCCCTGCGCTTCGCCCGCGAGGAGCTGGTCCGGGGTCACGCGGTAGCGCCGGATCACGTAGGTGAAATCGTGGATCGATTTGACCTCTTCCGCCGGGACGATAATGTCGTCGGGCCATTGCGGCTCGAACGCGGGCCCTTCGTAGTCGACCACCTCTTCGCCCCCGGCTTCGAAGGTGTCCCGCTTCCACGGCGAGTACGCGACGGAGCGCCCGAAGACGAGCTTGCGCAGCACGAACTCGCAGAAAGCCGGGATGAGCTTCATCGAGTTGAAAACGCGCCACGTCATGTAGCGCGAGATCTTCTTGTCCTTGCGGTAGTCGCTCGGCCCCACCGGGACGGCCACGATCTCGGCGTCGTCGCCGAACAGCGCGTCCATCTCTTTCGCCCACTTGGTGAAGATGTTCCAGCGGATGTAGGGAACCGGGACGTTCGACGCGGCTTCCTCGCCCTGGTTCGGCATATCGACCATGGCGCGCCAGCGCCGGTAGTACTCGCGCCACTTGAAAATGCGCTTGTTGTGATCGGCGAGCGCGGCGCGGTAGTCGGTCTGGATGCGCGTGCCCAAGCGGTCGAGTTCAGCCTGGGGCAGCTTGAGCTGATAATTCTCCTGCGGAGGCTGTCGGCTGTCTGGCTGATCGGTTTCCGGGTCCATTACCCGGCAATTCGACCGGAGCGAGGCCTCCGTGCCCGGGTTAGAGTTCGAGGCGGCGAAGAATAGCGTCCAGCTGCGAAGTGCGCACCGCGATCCGCCTTCCCAGATGCCACAAGGCACTCGCCAGCGGCGCGGTTGGCTCGCTCGGCCCGCAAGCTCCTTCTTTGCCCGGATTGGGCGGCTCCATTGACAGAGCGGGCGATAAACGAACCTCGAGCGTGTCGAGCCGGTCTCCCATCATCGCGAGCTCTTTTTCCAGGATCGCCATCTGATTGCCCACGGCGGGGCAGCGCTCCGGCTCCCCCTGGCCGAATGCCTGGCTCGCGGTCATTTGTGGTTTCCGTTCAAGTTCGTACAACAACATGTGTGTTTGTGAACTCCTCTATCCGTCAGTTCGACAGCCGTCTCGCTTCACTTCCTGCCCGAAGGATGTGCCCACTCGATGCATCGGGCTTCGGGATCGTGCGGAATGCCGCCGAACGCGGGACAGAGGCAGTTGCACGCGCCCTTGCACGCGCGCCAAGGCTGGACGAAGCGCTTCGGCCACGAGACGCGGGCCCAGCCGCGCTCGCCGAAGAGAACGCCCAGCCAGAACGCCGCGTACGCGACCGCGAACAGGGTGACGGAGATCACCGGCAGGACCTCCCGGAAGAGGTTCCAGTCAGGCTTCACTTTCGGCTATTCGACTTCTCCCCGGCGGCCAGATTCCAAGCCTCGTAACGGAATATTCGCCGGTTTCGGCGTTGGTTTCACTCCTTTCGCGATAACGTCGACAGTGTTCCCCTCGATCACGTTGCCGAAGCTGTGGTCAACAACGACCAGGCCGCGATTATCCTCGATCACGTTGCCGTTTCCACCATCAACGAATACGCCGACGTGACCCTCCATCAAGATCCCGTAGTTCCCGAACGCGCGAAATTCCATCCATTTCGCTTTGACAGGTACAGACGTGCTCTTCAATTGCCAGCCGGGAGGCGGGAGGGGAGGGTCTGGAACCGACAGTTCCAGCGTGCGAACCGGAAAAGGGAGACTTACGTAAATCAACAGGGACGCTATCGATACGGCGAGTATTCGAAGGACTGATGCTCGCATGTTCACTGGCAGGGCCTCCCGGAAGATCTTCCAGTCAGGTTTCACTTGCTTTTATTCGACGGCCACTCCCCGCCTTCGACCGCGATAGGGAAGACACCGAATCCAGCGAAGGGGTTCAGGAACAGAGGCCGTTGGGGCAGGGGCGGCATCCCGTCGTCGTCGGCGCGGTGCTGATCGAGATCGTCAACGCTCATCGCCGCACCCGCACAATTGTCCCGCGCGCGTCGCGGTCCGGCGTCTGCCCGTAGCGCGTGATCTCCGGGCGCGGCGCCGACGCGATCGCCGGCAGCGGCCGCGGCATCCGCTCGCAGACCACGATCACAAGCGCGAGCGCAATCACGCAATCGTCATGACAGCCCGCCTGCGCTTCGGGCTTCCCGTTCGGCCGGATCACAAATGTGAGCAACTCGCTCTGCGTGATCGCGTCGTGCACATAGAGCGCGTCGCGCCGGATCGCCTCGTCGAGCATCGAGAGCAGAATCGGCCGCGAAACTCCCGACGTATCCCACCCGATGCGGTCGCTGCGCACCTGCGGCTCCTGATCCGGCGTCACACTGCGGTGGTAGATGAGCCCGGCTGGGTAGTCCGCGTTCAGGATCGCTTCCAGCATCGAAACCCCGCCGCCGCCCGGATTCCGCTCCCCGCAGATCTGCGCCATGTTGTACCACCGTCCCAGCCTCGCGATCGAGCGGCCCGTCTCGCCCGGCATCATGCGCGCCCGCAACACCGCGCACTGCTCGCCCGTGTCGCGGTCGAAGACCTGCGCCACCGAGTAATCGGGGTCCGACTGCCCCTGCCCCTCGCCCACGTCGAGACCCTGCGCGCAGTCCGCCCCGATCGCATAGAGACGCCCTTTGTCCGGACGTTTCCAGATGCGCAGCGCGCCGCGCTCGTTCGGCAGGAACACGATACGCTTCTCCAGCCCGACTTCATCGATCGCGATCTCGCCCGCAATCGGATCCCGCTGAATCGGCATGCGCTGAATATGCGGCACGCTGAACCGGTTGCGGCTGTTGGCCGTGAACGCGTCCTCCGGCGTCGAGGGATGCTCGCGCTGGAAGCGGATCATGTCCCCCGAGAAATCGTTGTGGATGGTGAAGCGCCGCCAGGCGAGCTGTTCAAGGTCGAGATTGAAGCGCCCCTGCAGCTCGCGCTCTTCTTTCGTCAGCGAGTTCGCGAACCGCTCAACCGATACCGGCGGCATGCGGTTCGAGGGATGCTCCCACCAGCCCATGAAAATCCCGATCCACTCGGAATCGGAAGACGCATCGATCGAGGCCTGCCACATCTTGTGGAACGTGTCGCCGAGCGTCTTCGCCGTCCCCTCGATCACCGCGCACGTGTCGGGCAGCTTCGGCACCGCCGACATCACAGCCGCCAGCGTGTCCCCCGGCCGCGCGTAGTAAGGGAACTCCGAGAAGTGGACGTTCGTGATGCGGAAGCCGCGCCCGAAATTGGCGTTGCCCGCGGTGTGGATCCGGATGAACGACGATTCGGGATCCCCGCCGTATTCATAATTGATCCCCGTCGCGAGCGGCTTCGCCGGCGGCAGCTTGATCACGCCCGCGAAGGGCTTGTAAAGCTCATGGAAGCGCCGGTACATCTTGAAGATGTACTGCACGCTCTTGTCGTCGTGCGCGATCACGACCGTGTGCGCGCCCGCCTGAAACGCGGTGTCGTGGAAGAATTCGGCGGCGGTGCCGGTGGTCGCCATGATACGGCGCGACTTGAGGTAAATGATGCGCACCGGGCGCTGCCGCTCGCGCTGGCGTTTGATCGCGTCGCGCAGCCGTTGCTGGCCGGGCGAAAGCACCATCGGGACGACGGTCTTCGCTTCCGTCTCGACCATCAGCGACTGGCGGCAGAAACTCGCGTGGTTCGAAAACTCGTCGTAGAGGAGCTTGCGGTCCTGATCGGAAATGGTGTCGAGCAGGGCGCTCATTTCGCGTCTCGCCAAAAGACGACAATCAAGAGCGGAAGATCTATCGCGAGGCCCCATGCGACGCCATGGATCGGTGGACATCCCCGTATCCCGAGGCTCACCCCGTAGGACCAGAGGATCTCGAACGTCGACTTCTTAAACCGATGCGAATAAATCATGCGCAGCGCTCCATCCCAGCGCGCACCCGCGCCTGAATCTGCACGATGCGGTCGCGCGTATAGTTCTGGCTCATACCGGATATCGCGCACTGATGCCGGATCGGCTCGCCTTCCATCCACGCCCGCAGCAGACGCCGGTCGGGCGGCGGCAGCAGCGAGATCGCGCGCGCCAGTTTCGCGTGCCGCTCGCGCCGCTCGATCATTTCGTCCGCCGCCGGCAAATG